GTCTTAATGTAGACGTTGTGTACCTTCTAGAGTTTGAAGATCTTAGCTTAGAACTAAGTACATATATCGCGTACCTTGCAGCTCGTAAGTTTCAAGAGTCCCAAATGCAATCTGTGGCTTTAGATAACTTCACACGTCGTGGTGAGCTTGAGGCTTATGCTGCTCTCTTGGACGCTGAGTCTGAGACAGACGACGCAAACATCCTGACAGACAGTTCCTACGTTGCTTACGCAACCTATCGACACCACGGGCTATACGGGCGCTAGAATGGGAACTCTTGTAGAGCAGTCGCTTAAGACTTTATATCAAGGTGTTAGTCGTCAGCCTGATTCTTTAAGGCTTACCGGACAGGTACAAGAAGCAACCAATGTTCTTACGTCTGTGATCAGCGGTGGCCTAGAGAGCAGACCGTCTTCACGACACGTTGTTAAAAACACGTTTGCTTCTACAGCTGATAAACCTTGGTGTTACGCCTATGTTAGAGATGCAGTAGAACAATATATTATTGTCGTTAAAAATGGCGACCTAAAGGTATATGACTTAGCGGGTACAGAGAAGACAGTAACGTTTCCCAACGGTAAAGCATATTTGGCTAACACCAATCCAGCTGAAGGTTTCTCTGCGACTACGATTGGTGATATTACGCTTATTGCTAATAAAGACTTCACAGTCAGTATGGCTGAAACTTCATACACAACGGCTGGTAATCCTCAGTCTCTTGTTACGTCACGCTCAACGACCACAGGAACCAACGCTCTTATTATCGATAACTTAAACGACACAGCGACTGATGGTGTTGAAGTGTGGTCAAAGAACGGCGCACTTGATGGGTCTTCGATTGCAGACGACATCATCACACACGCAACTTTCACAGGATTCACATCAGGCTACAGAAACTTCACGGTCACACAGCAACCAAATGACCGAGACCTTACGGTTCTTGTAGAGAACACAGACGGTCATGAGTTTACCATTGCAGACAACGGGTCTGATGCTACGTTTGGCGTAAAGGCCCTAAGACAGCTTGTAGACATTCCTGGTGATTCCCACACACACAACATAAGTGCAGCGACACAAGCAAATCCTGTTGTCATAACGACAGCCGACGCTCACCACTTTGAGTCGTACCAAAAAATTAGCATTAACAATGTTGTTGGTATGACTGAGCTGAACGGTAATGAATACTTTGTTAACAAACTTTCAGCAACAACATTCTCTCTGTATAGCGACTATGACCTAACGACTGCTGTTAATGGCACAGGATTTACAGCGTACACAAGCGGTGGTAAGACAATCACAACGCACGTTTACGCAGACGTAAGAACATCACGATCCTTGCTTCCTAATTGGGCTCCTGAAGGTCATTATGTGTTCTTGACGGCCACAGACACAACAGATGGGTATTGGGTTAAGTTCAGTCAGACACAAGACGCCTGGTTAGAAGCAGCAAATCCATATCAGAACAACGCTTTTGACTTAAGCACAATGCCTCACTTCCTAACGCGGAATGCTGATGGAACCTTTACGTTTGGTCATGGCACGTTCGATGCGCGTGGTGCTGGTGATACACAAACAACACCCAACCCAGACTTTGTGGGCCGTAAGATCAAACAGATCACAACGCACCGCAACCGTCTTGCAATCATCTCAGGAGAAACGGTGTTCTTCTCACGCTCCCGGTTGTTCTTTAACTTCTGGCCAGAGTTCAGCACCCAGGTTTTAGACAGTGATCCGTTTGGTCTACAGGCCTCTAGCGACGACGTGAACGAGCTAGTCCATGCGTTCCCCTTCAGGCGCTCATTGTTCTTAAGTTCCGACAGATCACAGTTTGAGGTATCCTCAGACCAACAGGCGTTTACGTCAAAGAACGCTGTCATCGACTCTGCTACGGCGTACATTACAGAACCTAAGTGTGATCCTGTGGCCCTTGGGAACCGTATGTACTTTGCGGCTAAGAGTGGTCGAGACGCTCTGGTGTTCGAGTATCAGTACAACGACACGTCTCTATCGACTACAGCTGAAGACATCACGATCCACGCCCTTGGGTACATACCGGCACCTATTGTTCACATCGCAGCTGATAGTGCCAATGAGATGATGTTCTGCATATCTGACTCAGAACGAAACTCTTTGTACATCTACAAGACCTATACGGAACAAGAGACCAAAGCACAAAGCTCATGGTCTAAGTGGGACTTTGGTACAGGAGCGTACATCCATTGGGTTGGTGTTCTTCTAGGCGACCTATACATGTACATCACCAGGGGAACTGAGACGTTCTTTGAAAAGATAGTGTTGCGTTATGAGTTGTCTGACGACAAACATCCGTACCAAGTGTGCTTAGACCAGACCATTAACGTACAAGGCACTTATAGTGCAGTCACAAACCTGACGACCTGGACATCGCCCTACCTACACAACAGTAAAGCTGCTATTGTATTATCAAGCGACTTCCCAGCTGGTCAGGTAGGCGAGAGGCTTGCTCTAACGTACCCAACGACAACCACCATGACAGCTGTTGGGAACCACTCGGCACACGTTTGTATCTTAGGTATGCCATTTACCCAAGAGATTCAATTGTCCAAGTTGTTTGTTCGTGCAGACGCTGCGGGCAAGATGACTGTTCAGACAGGACGGTTCCAACTTAAGCGTCTTCAGTTTAACTATCAGGACTCAGGGTTCTTTAAGATCGAAGTGACACCTGAGTCCCGTCCGACACAGACGTTCACCTTTAACGGTACGATCATTGGTACAGCACTGGTAGGGGGCTTGGGTATGGAAGCACTTGGGTCTTTCAAGGTTCCCGTTAGGACTAACGCCAACACAGTGACCATTAAAATCAAAAACGATTCAGAGAAACCCATGATCATTACGTCTATTGATTACACCGGGTTCTTCAACGAATTGACGAGGCAGGAGTAGAAGCTATGTGTGATCCAATATCAGCTACAGCTTTGACTGCAATTTCTATAGGAGCTTCCGCCGCATCAACAGCTATGACAGCAGTGTCAGCAGGACAACAAGCCAAGGCAGAGTTTGAAGCAGCAGAGGCACAGCGTAAGGCTGAAGAACAAGAAGCACTACGCCTGCTTGCTGAAGAGCAACAAGAATCTTTAGACCAACAGTCTGATGTTGTACGAGCCGCTCAAAAAGAATTAGGTGAGCTACAAGCTTCAGAAACTATGCTTACCGAATCTTCTTTAGGCAGTATTCTGTTCAGTGGTGAATACGGAAAACAAGTAGGACTTGGGCGTATTGAGGAAAAAGAGGCAAGAGACGTTTCACTAAGAAAATCACAACAGCTTGCAGCCATCAACGAGCAAAGCAACAGAGGTCGCATAGCTTCTACAAAAGCAAGTTCACAAATTGGAAAAGCTGTTGCAGGCACTTTATCAACAGCAGCGAGTGCTGGTACAAAACTTTATGGCGCTGCTACTGTACCTAATCGTGGAACGGGTGTTGGATCAGCCGGTGGAAGTAGGGGATAAAACATATGGCAGAACGTAAAGGTAGAGGGTCTATTTCTATTAAGGATCTTACTGCTGGATCTAACGTAGGAACCGTTGCACCGCAAGCGCTTGTGACGCCAAAACAAATAGCTGATCCCAATGCGGGTCTAATGTCAGCAGTCATGTCCGAGTTTTTTAATTTTGGCTCTAAGTTTGCTGAAATAGAGCTTGACAAAAATCTTGAAAAAAGAGCTAAAGCTGCTGCTGCTCAAGGCGTTAAAGATGCCCAACTAGACGCAGCTAGGGGTGTAACGTCAGTATCAAAAGAGATCTCCGAAAAACATTCAGGGCCTTATGGAACATCGTATGCAAGTGCTTTAGGATACCAAACGGCTGCTAGCGCCGAAACACAATTTGCTTCTGATGCTATCATTAATCAAGTAAGACCAGCTGATTACGGAAAATATCGTCAAGATTGGTTTAATGAAAACTTTGGCAAAGGCACTGGAAATCCGTTTCATGACAACGCTTTTGTCGATCAGTGGTCTAAAAACACTGTAGACCTAAACCACAAAAACATGGTTGCAGCCAGTAAAAACGCTGTTATCAGGACTAGAGAAATTGTCAATACTTCAGTAAGCGCACAAATAGCTGAGTCAGCTCATGTACCTAACGCTACTGCGTTTGAGCTTCAAAGGTTACAACTACGTTCTGCGTACCCAAACGAAACTCCGGGCCAAAACTCAGCACGTTTAATGTCCATGTATGCCGATAAAGCTTCTGAAACAATAGAGGGAACTAAACAATTCTATTCGCTTATTAGGGCTCCTTTGTTCCAAGATCCTCAATATGAAGCAGAGGTTGGCGCTCCTAGAGTATCGTTTAAAGATCTTTTTCCAAAAGAATCTAAAGAATTAGAACAAAAAACCTTTAAGGCGTTCAAAAATTTTAAGACAATGGAAGGCGAACAGGCTGTAACATCTTTAGCTTCACAGGCAGTAACAGCTGTAACAGCGATTAAGAACATTAATAACACGGCGTCGTTTTTTGATGCTCAAAGAATGGTACAAAATCTTCAAGCGGGACGGATGATGTTACAAAAGACATCAGGAACTGGTGGGGCCGTCGCAGCTCTTGATAATAAAATTTCTGAAGCAGTAACTAATTTTAATATCGTTCATAGTAGCTTTAAATCCGCTGAAGGCATTACTCTTTTTCCAAAAGGATCACCTAGACACGACCAAGCATTAGACGCCTGGAATAGCTTTACAGAAGAGCAAAGAGAAAAAGCGGCAGAGATTATGACAAACGGTGCTAACCTTGACGTACTAGATGACGCCCGCATCTTTCATAATCAGTTGTTGGCTCTTAAGAAGACAAACGTCCCTGTTCCAAAAGCGTTTGATAACCATCTAAAAAACGAATGGATGACTGGTGACCAAAACAAAATGTCTGGGGTCTTGTCGATCTTTCAGCAAGTAGATCCAGACGGCTCTTATGCCGAAGAGGTTTTCAAAAAGGACCAAATGAACGGCGCTTTGCTACAATCTGCCAGAGTTAACGGCGTTGAAAAAACTATGTCTTTGATGGCCGACGAGAACTACAAAGCGGAAGTCGAGCAAGCTTATAAGTTTATGACTGGCACTGGCAAAAATACACTTGGACGTACACTAACGGAAGGACTTGAGAGCGACAACGACAAGTTAAACGAGGCAGAAACAGATTTCAGAAGAAACCTTGGTCAAGCGTTAGACCAAAAGCTGACAGTTTTCGGAAGCGGGCTGCGTCCAAACGCGGCGTTGATGAAAGAAGTTGAAAGGATGATTCCGTCTGAAATAGCCTTGTTAAAATTAAGTGATCAAGGCTACTCACAAGACAATCTTGTAGACGCGCTTGTTTCTAGGTTGGCACAGCGTACAGCTCCGTATCAAAACTCTGTAGGTCTTATGCCAGAACCACAAGACCGTGTTTTTGTTGGGGACAAACCACCCGGCGCTCTTGGCACTCAGATGCCAGCAAACATTGTCAGGCAGGGTCTTGCCTTTAACGGTATGTACTTTGGAGGCAATGTACCAGTAGCTTGGGACGGAGATCCTCAGAACACTTTTGAAAACGCCCGAAACAGCGTGGCCGACTTAGGAAACAGAATCTCTGGTACTGAAGGTTTTGTTGATAGTTCAAAGATGTTCGTCACTTTAGGCGACAGCGTGAACAGCGGTTATGGCGTGGTGAGACAAAAAAACGGAGCAGACGTAATACTGCGAGTAGGACAAAAGTTTAAAACAGTACCTAGAAGTTTCTCTTATTTGAGCCTTGTCCCCGGCGCTGATCAAGTTGCTAATATGCTAGACGGTGAAGTTACTGACACACAAGAGTTTTCAATAACTGGAAGCTATGAAGAAGACAACATTAACGTCAGAAAACATTTTGGCGAAGAGTTTCAAATAGTTCAAATTGGTAGTGGCTCAGATTATTATTTACGAGTGTTGCCACACGCTGTAGGCGTTCCTGATAATAAAAACAGACATGTTCCATCAGCTTCTTTACAAGAAGCACAAAGAAATGCACGAGAGATGGAAAACAGAAAACAGTTCAATTTTAATCGCATAGGTAAACCTCAGTTTTATCTAGATATGAAAGACAGTTTAGAGGGCGCACCTTCTCCATCAGATATAATGAACGCGCTAAACAGTGGAGAGACACCGTAATGGCACAAGATGGTCCTGAAAACAAAAACAACACTCCAAGCCTTTATGAACAGTTTTCAAAAATTGTGAATCCTGAAGTTGAAAAAATGATGTCAAACGCTGTGTCTGGTGAGACTTATTTCGAGCTGTTCCAAAAAGCTTCAGACAGTGTTCTTAAGCGTCTTAATCTTTTGAAGGCCACCGCTGGACTAACAAGCAAAGAAAACCAAATAGATCCTTACAGAATCATAGCGGCAAACGGTTCTAAAGATTCTTCTGTTATGGGTCCAGTCGAGGCCCATGTACAAGATACAAATGCGTTCAACATAAATCTGCAAACTGAACCGCCTACTAATCCTGAAGATCGTCAGGAACACTTAAGCACCCAGCACTTAGCAATTCTTGAGTCAAATCAAATGATCGACGCACTCCTTCAAGAAAACGATTTTAAATTAGATCCCTTAAGCATCGACGAGCGAGCTGCGTTCGTCAGTCACATGTTGAGCAAACCAGAAGATCAACGCGCTATGTTGGCTAAGATGCTTGTAAACAGGGATCTAAAAACGCTTAGGGGCCTTAATCCAATAGACGCTATCCTTGCGGGTTTTGATCCAGAGGCCCAGATGGAAGATCTGGAAGTGCCTGCGAATATAGCAGCAGGCGTTGATGGTGTTCCAGACTTATTCACTGGCAAAGTAAGGGCTGCTGTTGATACGCTTATGCTGCACGAATCTGGAGAATTGTTCCCAGATAACCCCTACAACGCTTGGAACAGAGGCAGTGTAAGAGTAGGCGGTGTAGATAAGTTTCTACCTCCAACGGTTCCAGGAAAAACCAAAGCTAAAAACAATATAGAAAATTTGACGCTTACAGAACATATCAGGAGAAACGATTTAGGACCGGACGAACCACAAAGGTTGTTTGCTGTTGGAAAGTATCAAATTATACCTAAAACCGCTGAAGCTGCTTTCAAAGGATTAGGTCTTTCGCCTGATACTAAATACTCAAAAGATGTTCAAGATGCAATGTTTGAATGGATTATAAACATTAAACGAAAAGAAATTGGGAAATACTTAAGGGGTGAACCTGATGGTGATAGAAACAAAGCTATAAGAGCTTTTGCAGCAGAGTTTGCAAGTGGTGGTATTCCAAAAGATGAAACTATAAGAGGAAGATTTGTTAAAAAAGGCGGAGGTGTGTATGGCGGACAAAACGCAAAAACATCTCCTGAAACAGTTGGAAAAGCTTTAGACGTTTTAAAAGAAAAATATCAGGAGTAGATCATGGGTGGATTACCTTTAGAACTAATAACCATGCTGGGCTCAAGCCTGATGTCTGGCGTCATGACCCTATGGGGCCAAAGTGCTAAAGCTAAACAAGAGGCCTTCCAACGCTCCATCGATGGACTTGCGGCACAAACGAAAGCTACAGACGTAGCGCGCCGCTATGAGAACAAAGGGTTCCAAGTCACACGTCGTATTATCGCCCTGTCAGCTGTAGGCGCTGTGATCGTATGGCCCAAGATCGTTCCGGTCTTTTGGCCTGAGATCCTTGTGACCGTAGGGTACACAGAGTGGCACCCCGGTTTCTTGTTCTTTACTGAAGGGAATGAGGAAACACTTTGGCGCTCAATGAGCGGGCTGATCCTAACTCCACTAGACACCCATCTACTTAGTGCCATCATTGGTATGTACTTTGGTGCTTCAATGGTTAAGAACGCGAGGTAATCTTATGAAAAAACCTGGACTGTATGCTAACATCCACGCAAAGCGTAAGCGCATTGCCGCTGGATCTAAAGAGACTATGCGTAAGCCTGGATCTAAAGGCGCTCCTACAGCCAAAGACTTTAAGAAGTCTGCTAAAACAGCTAAAAGGAAGTACAAGTAAAAATGGCTGAAGACACGCCTTTTGGGCCTACGGTAACCCCAGAACAACAGTTTGTGTCGCAGTTTCTTAACGATCAGTTTAATAACTTCAGCGAACCGCTGTCTAATAC